CGACTTTACGGAAAAGGAAATCGATGACGATGCCCTTTTCGATGAGGAGTACGAAAACGCCTGCGAATTTGAATGGGTGACTCCCCACGGGGTGGGGAGATGTCCCGAAGGGACAGAGGGGACGGGCACCTGTTAGGTGTGCCAGACCGGACGGTAATCCAAAACCCATAGCCCAAGGCCAAAGCCCCGAAAGGGGCTGCGGCTCGTACAGCCGCTGTGTTGCCCTTGTCCGGCGTGGTTTTGTTTCCTCCAAGTGGTTTTCCCTTTCCCACAAATGCCCCACACAGGGCAACGTGGGGCTTGCTTTTTTGGTTGGTATCATACACAATTTTCTGCCTTCCTCTTTGTGCAGAATATGCCGGAAATTTCGTTGACTTCTCCTTTGGTTTATGGTAATATACATCATGCCGAATGGCAAAAACAACGAAAACTGGAGGAAAAAACAATGTGGACAGAAGGAACAATTCAGGTAGGAACAAGCACTTTTCACTACTGGGTGAAACATTACGAGGAGCCTTCCATTTTTGGATATGAGGAAGGCAGAGCCTCGAAAATCTCCCTGCGGCGGAATGGCAAAACGGTGTTCAATTTTGACCGGGGCATGGATATTCCGCCGGAGGATGAAGAAACCGAAACTGCACTGGCGATCCTACTGAAACAGTACAACTGATTTTTCCAAAACCGAATTCCACGAGCCGGAGCCGAAAGGCTCTGGCGGTCGTACACCTGATTTTTGTTCGTGTATGGTACACAAGAAACCGTAGAAATTTCGACATTTTTTCTGTTCATTTAGCCGCTTGCTATCCTTGAATTTGTATGGTAACATGGTTACAATGGGAATAGAATCTCAATTACAAAAAAGCCCACCGGGGCATAAAAATAAATGATACAGACTTGCTTTTTGGCAGGTCTTTTTTGTTGAGGGAGGTGATGCAATGGCAAGATTTAAACCAACACGCTTTATGGCGGAAGATTCCAAGTATAACAAAAAGGCGGCAGACTATGCCGTCTCTTTTATTGAGTGCCTCAGCCATACCAAAGGCACATGGGCGGGAAAGAAATTTGAACTGCTGGACTGGCAGGAACAGATAATCCGTGACCTGTTCGGCATTCTGAAACCGAATGGATATCGTCAGTTTAATACAGCATATATTGAAATTCCGAAAAAAATGGCAAGAGTGAGCTTGCAGCTGCCGTCGCTCTGCTATTAACTTGTGGTGACGGAGAACAGCGAGCGGAGGTCTATGGTTGTGCCGCAGACCGACAGCAAGCCTCGATTGTTTTTGACGTTGCCGCAGATATGGTTCGTATGTGTCCGGCTTTGATGAAAAGAGTCCGGATACTTACTGCACAAAAAAGAATTGTATACACACCAACAAACAGCTTTTATCAGGTGCTTTCGGCAGAAGCCTATTCCAAGCACGGTTTCAACATTCACGGGGTTGTGTTTGATGAACTGCATACGCAGCCGAACCGAAAGCTGTTTGATGTTATGACCAAAGGCTCCGGCGATGCCAGAATGCAGCCTTTGTATTTCCTGATTACCACAGCCGGCACAGACACAAATTCAATCTGCTATGAAGTACACCAAAAGGCGAAAGACATTCTGGAAGGCAGAAAGCATGATCCGACTTTCTATCCGGTTATTTATGGTGCAGATGAATCGGAGGACTGGACTGACCCAAAGGTTTGGAAAAAAGCAAATCCAAGTCTGGATAAGACCATCGGCATGGATAAGGTGGTGGCGGCGTGTAATTCTGCAAAAGAGACTCCCGGCGAGGAAAATGCGTTTCGGCAGCTAAGACTCAATCAATGGGTAAAACAGGCTGTGCGTTGGATGCCGATGGAAAAGTGGGACAAATGCAAGGTTGCTTTTGATGAATCCGAACTCGAAGGAAGAATCTGCTACGGTGGACTTGACCTTTCCTCTACAACGGATATTACAGCTTTTGTTTTGGTATTTCCTCCAACAGATGAAGATGAGCATTATTATGTTTTGCCCTACTTCTGGCTGCCGGAGGAAACTTTGCCCCTTAGAGTAAGACGTGACCACGTTCCATATGATATTTGGGAACGTCAGGGATATCTGAAAACCACTGAGGGAAATGTGGTTCACTATGGTTTTATCGAAAACTTCATCGATGAACTGGGACAGAAATTTCATATCAAAGAGATTGCATTTGACCGTTGGGGTGCTGTGCAGATGTCACAGAATCTGGAAGGGCTTGGATTTACGATGGTGCAGTTCGGGCAAGGATATAAAGATATGTCACCACCGACTAAGGAATTGATGAAACTGACCTTGGAACAGACGCTTGCCCACAATGGACATCCTGTTTTGAGGTGGATGATGGACAACATCTTCATTCGCCGTGACCCTGCCGGAAACATCAAACCGGACAAAGAAAAATCCACAGAGAAAATTGACGGTGCGGTTGCCATGATTATGGCTCTTGACCGTGCAATTCGCTGTGGATGTGTTTCGGATGAGTCGGTTTATGATACGAGAGAGATGCTGATATTATAATAAGGAGCGTGATTTCATGGGAATTTTCAGCGGGCTCTTCAAGTCCAGAGATAAGCCTCAAAACAGTTATGACAGCCCGTCATACACATACTTTTTCGGACGAGCCAACAGCGGCAAACGTGTCACAGACAGAACAGCTCTGCAGCATATTGCAGTTTATGCCTGTGTGCGTGTGCTGTCAGAAGCGATTGCACAGCTGCCGCTTCATGTGTACAAATACAACGATAGCGGAAAAGAGCGAGTGCCACGGCATCCGCTCTATTTTTTGCTGCATGATCAGCCAAATCCAGAAATGACATCTTTTGTTTTCATGGAAACATTAATGTCCCATCTGCTGATTTACGGCAATGCCTATGCACAGATTATCCGAAACGGCAGAGGTGATGTTATCGGACTGTATCCTTTGATGCCTGACAAGATGAAGGTTGACCGTGATGAAAAAAACCGCCTGATATACATTTACAGCCGTTACGATGAGGCAAATCCGAATTTGAAAGAACAAGGTGACATCGTTCTTTATGCTGATGAAGTCCTACACATTCCGGGTTTAGGATTTGATGGTCTGGTTGGATATTCGCCGATTGCACTTGCCAAAAATGCAATCGGCATTTCTATTGCCTGTGAAGAATACGGTGCGTCGTTTTTCGGAAATAATGCAAATCCAAGCGGTGTATTGGAGCATCCGGGAGTGATTAAAAATCCCGATAAATTAAGAGATGCATGGCATAGAGCTTATGGTGGAAAGAACTCACATAAAGTTGCCGTTTTAGAAGAAGGTGTAAAATTTACACCAATCTCAATTCCAAATAATGAAGCACAGTTTCTGGAAACCCGAAAGTTTCAGATTGAGGAAATTGCAAGAATGTACAGAGTGCCGCTCCATATGATCGGTGATCTTGACCATGCCACATTTTCCAATGTGGAGCATCTGTCGCTGGACTTTGTAAAATACAGCCTTGACCCTTGGATCGTCCGATGGGAGCAGTCTTTACAGAAAGCACTTCTTTCTGATTCTGAAAAAGGGCAGTATTTCGTGAAATTCAATGTGGACGGGCTTTTGCGAGGCGATTATGCTTCCCGTATGCAGGGCTACGCTACCGCCAGACAGAACGGCTGGATGTCGGCGAATGACATCCGTGAACTTGAAGATATGAATATGATCCCTGCCGAGGAAGGCGGTAACCTGTATCTCGTAAATGGCAGCTTTACAAAACTCGCTGATGCAGGAGCATTTGCAAATCAAAATTCAGAAAAGGAGGAGAAAACCGAATGAAGAAATTCTGGAACTTTATCCAAAACGAAGATACATCGGAAACAGAACTTTTGTTTAACGGTCCTATCTCTGAAGATACCTGGTGGGGCGATGAAGTGACACCTGCTTTGTTTCGTGATGAACTCGCAAAAGTCAGCGGAAATCTGACAGTCTGGCTGAATTCACCAGGGGGTGATGTGTTCGCTGCAAGTCAGATTTATTCTATGCTGAAAAATCACAAAGGCAAGGTTACTGTGAAAATTGACGGCATTGCAGCATCTGCCGCATCGGTTGTGGCAATGGCAGGCGATGAAACCTTGATTGCACCAACTGCCATGATGATGATTCACGACCCTTCCACATCAGCAATTGGCAATAAAGCAGATATGGAAAAAGCAATTGAACTTCTGGAAGAAGTCAAGGAATCTATCATCAATGCCTACGAAACCAAATCTCATCTCAGCAGAAACAAGATTGCGAAGCTGATGTCCGATGAAACATGGCTCAATGCAAAAAAGGCTCATGAGATGGGGTTTGTGGACGGGATTCTTTTTGCAGAGAAGAAAATGCCTGTTCCTGAAAAGGAAGATAAACCGGATGAGAAAGAATCTGAAAAAGAAGATTCCCTTACCGCAATGACCTATTCCAAATCGAAGAATCTATCTGCATTCTTATCTAAAGTATCTGCATCAGCAGAATTCGTTACAGGTACACCGATTGACCAGCTTGAAAAAAGGCTGGCACTTTTGAAATATTGATTGGAGGAATTGATTATGGCTATGACAATTCAGGAACTGAGAGAAAAGAGAAAGAAGGCTTGGGACACTGCCCGTGATTTTCTTGATAGCAAGCGAAATGCAAACGGCGTGCTCAGTGAGGAAGATTCCAAGACCTATGATGCAATGGAACAGACCATTGTCGACCTTGGCAAGGAAATTCAGCGTCTGGAACGACAAGCTGAAATCGAAGCTGAAATGAACAAAGCAACTTCCACTCCTGTTCTCGGTAAGCCTGCAACTCCGAATGTAACGGAAAAGACAGGTACGGCAAGCGATACTTACAAAACGGCATTCTGGAACAGCGTCAGAAACCGCAATTGGATTGATGTCCATGACGATTTGCACATTGGTACAGATGCAGAGGGCGGTTATCTTGTGCCGGATGAGTTTGTGCGCCTGTAAAAGGCGATGTTT